CGGAAACTAACGTGTGGTTCTCCGGTGCATATACTTATCATGTTGTCTCCAAGGATGGTTTCTTGGGACAGCTTGATGAGTACGAGCAGAAAGCGAACTTGCTGCTCGGGACTAGGCTTACGCCTGACGTCCTGTGGAACATCGCACCATGGAGCTGGCTCGCTGACTGGAACTACAACATTGGGGATAATATCCACAATGCTGTGGCAATGCAGTCAGACGGGCTCGTGCTGAGGTATGCGTACCTGATGGCCACAACGGTCAGCAGACACACGTGTACGCTTCAGGGCAATCGCCTGCTTGGAATGCATGGCGAGAGTCTCGGAGCCCCCTACTCTATCACTTACACCGAAACGGTGAAGAGACGAGTAAGGGCATCGCCCTTCGGGTTTGGATCAGTGCCGGGAGCCTTTTCGCCCCGGCAATGGTCTATTCTTGCTGCCTTGGGTATGACTCGAGGCGACAAGACCCTGCGGCTCAACGATTAACCAATTGAGCCGTGTTTGGCGACAACGCGTGTTACGAATCCTCGTAGCACGTCCTCAACTGCAAGGACCATGCTGATGTTTTCAGATCCCCAGTCAATCACGATTTCCGGCACGACGACGTCGCTTCCAGCGACGTTTCGTGATGGTGCGAAGAGTCAGTACAAGAACCCTGACTCCAGCATTGTGGAAACGGTGCAGCACTCCTTTGGGAGGCGTAACCGCTCCACGCTGGCTCTCGTGATCTCGAAGTATGCTCAGGACCCTCTGTACCCGGTCCAGAACCGACCGCTGTCGATGACATTGCGCATCACAGCGGACCGGCCCTCGGAAGGGTTCACGGTCGCAGAGCAGAAAGCCGCTTGGGATGCACTTCTCGTGCAGCTCGCGGCCTCTTCGGGAGCTCTCACCACGAAGTTTCTCGGTGGTGAGGGCTGACAGATACGCGGCTGAATCAGCCGTGTATTGGGCACTCTGGTTCTTTAGCCAGGGTGATTCGATCTGAGCGCATCGGCTAGGCACTTGTGTTACCCTTCATTTAAGGAGGGGCACATGTCAAGGCTGATGTGGTTCGCGCAGAAGGTCCTCGAAGATCTGGGGACCTGGTGCGGCGTTAGCACCACTCGCGACGCAAAAACCGTCGCGAGGAGATTTGAACACGAGGGCATACCGTTTTTGGCGGTACGCCTCCCCGAGTTCGGAAAGGCGCTCGAAAAAGCGCTTGCCCGAGGCTCGGCCACTCCCAGTGATTACAGTGAGATAGGTTTTCACTGTCGTCAAGGGCTCCCTGTTTTTATGCAGGGTTTCCTGGAGCTTGTGTTCGATCGAGATTCCGGACAACTCCTTCAGGATCCAGATGTGACCGCTATCTGGGCTGTGCGTCAGTTTACACTGATGTTCGCCAAGATAGTTCCTCCTCCCAACCGGGAGAGGGAACGGGCCGCACTATTGGATTATCTGGAGTGTGAGAAGGATGTACGAGCCACCGACAGGCGGACCGACCCCGTTGAAATGGATCGGTTTAGCCGCATTGGTGCTATGCTATGGGGCGGGGTTCTCGATGACGTTGACCTACGGGTCAAGTCAGGAGAGCTCTATCCCAAGCACGGTCCTGGAGCCACCGCTGACAAACTCCTGGGAAACCAGAAGTGGAATCAGTCAGAGTGGACCAGGCGACTGGAGGAGGGCGGTCTATACTTAGACACCCATCTTATCCCCAGTTGGGGTCACGCAAATGACCTCGAGCTCGTAGAAATCCTCGAACCCGGAGCAGAGCGGCCCGTGAGGGTCGTTTCTGTTCCAAAGACGTACAAGACACCTCGCTTGATCGCGATCGAGCCGACCTGTATGCAATACATGCAACAGGCGCTCAAGGCGGCCTTCGAGGACGCAGTCGAAGCGGATGACATCGCTCGACGGTTAGTCGGTACACGGAGTCAAACTCCTAATCGGAGAATGGCTTGGCGTGGCTCCCTTTGCGGGGAATTGGCAACGCTTGATTTAAGCGAAGCCAGCGACCGTGTCTCGTATCAGCACGTACGTGCTCTGTTGTCTTACAAGCCAGAAGTTCTGGCCGCTGTAGACGCTTGCAGATCACGGAAGGCTGACATGGGCTTGGAATTCGGCGAAATACGCCTATCCAAGTTCGCGTCGATGGGTTCAGCGTTGACGTTCCCTATGGAGGGCATGGTCTTTATGACCGTAATCTTCATGGGGATTGAGCGTCAACAGAGGGTCCGGTTGACCAGGAAGCACATAAAGTCGCTTCTTGGACAGGTGCGTGCGTATGGGGACGATTTGATCGTTCCAACGCAGTATGCGCCATCGGTCGTGGAGGACCTTGAGGCTTTCGGCTTCAAGGTGAATTCCAACAAGTCCTTCTGGACTGGGAAGTTCAGAGAGTCTTGTGGAAGGGAATTCTTTTCTGGCGAGGACGTATCTATTGTCCGTGTACGCCAAGAGTTCCCAACCGACCGGCAGCACGGTGGGGCGGTGTTGGCAGCTATCTCTCTCAGAAACCAACTATACGTAGCTGGTCTATGGGGAGCGACTGCTTTCCTCGATGACTTGTTGGCGGAACTTCGTGTTCCAATGCCTCTTGTCACCGCAACATCGCAGGTGCAAGGTCGCCACAGCTTCCTGGGATACGAAATTCAGGATGTCTGCTCAGATCTCCAAAGGCCCTTTGTCAGGGGCTTCGTGGAGTCGAGTACCATTCCAGCCTCAAAACTGGACGGTATTGGCGCTCTTCACAAGATTTTGGCTTCGAAGCACGTCTTGTCCGATAAACCTACCATA